CCTGCAATTGATCTTTCTTTTGATTTTACTTTCTACGGCTCTACATTTACGCAGGCTAGGATGGCAACGAATGGATGTCTCCATTTTGGTAATAGTGGTAGCTATTGTAATGACTATACTCCTGACCCTATTAACGGACAGCACACTTATACCTTATACCCTTTCTGGACTGACTTAATTAGAGACAGCAATTCTCGTATGAAGTCTTGGGGAGACTCAGGCAAGATGATCTTTGGATGGTACGACATGCGTGAATACAATCGTGCATCTGACAACAGCTTTGAGATAATACTTTGGAACAACAACTCTTTTGACATACGCTATGGCGCATTGGACATTATTAACCATGATGTTCTTATAGGTGAGGTAGGCTCTAGCAAAGATAATTCTTACACCTATTATTACCATGATGAATGTTCTACTGGCACTACAAACTCTAGTGCTTGCGTAAACACGAACTGGAATAACACAGCAATTAACACGACATTAGAGAACGGTGGTTCTTTATACGGCTCAGGAAGCGGTAATGGTGTGGATTGTAGTGACCCACTAAATGATTCTAGCTGTTCAGGATATGCGGATGCTTTATTAACACAACAATGTAATATCACTGATCTTTATAGTGAATCATGTCCTAATTATTGGCAGGCCTTTGACCAACAAGAATGTGATAATGATCCACAGTATGCACCTTTCTGTGCAGGCTACAGACAAGAAGATTCAGTAGCCTTCTTTGATGATGAGCAAGTTGACTATGGTTTTATAGATGAGCAAGAACAATTTGCCACAGGAATATTTACAGACGATCATCACGATAACCAAGGTTTTGAGGAACAGTTTACTATTGTAGAAACATTTGAAGATGATATGTTTCCACCTTTTGAAGAATTTAACGGTGATAACTTTGAAGAGTTTTTTGGCGGCCCAGAGCCTGAAGAATTAATTATATTCTTTGATCCTGAACCTTTGCCTTTTATAGATGACTTTGGTCCACGTCATGATGAGCCTTTTTACCAAGACGATATATTAATAGAAGAGTTTATCTTTCAAGAAACTTTTTTAGTTGAAGACTTTAGAGAGCCAAGCACATTTGTTGAATTTGAAACTATTGAAGAACTAGAAGAAAGGCTTGAAGAAGAAACAAATGAGCGTTTTGAAGAACGGCATGAAGAGGAATTTGTAGAGCTTGATGATCCTGAAGAAGAGTTTATAGAAGAAATATTCGAAGAAGAAGCTGTAGAAGAAATCTTTGAAGCCATAGAAGAACGAATAGCTGAAGCTGAAATAGAAGAAGAAAGAATCGAAAGAGAAGAAGTAGTTGAAGAGTTTGAAGAAGTTTTTGAAGAGGAGTTCCAAACCGCAGAAAGAGAAGAAGCTACAGGTAAAAGTTCTATTAGTAGGGATATAGCATTAAGAGTGGTTGCATCTACCATAACAACTGCAAATCAGAGTGTTAGCGGTACTAACTCTGGTAATTCTATCCACGCTACAGGCAACTCAGTGGCTGCTGGCAATCCTGTAAGCTCATCATCTAATACTGGTATTAGTATTAGCAGTTCGCCTAGTATGTCAGATCAGTTTGCTTCATCTACTGCCCAAACCAATCAAGTGCTTGATATGAGTAGTATGTCTGTATCTAGCTCATCTTTTAATTCAACATCGGCAGAAACAGAAACAGTTTCAACAGAAACAGTTGTTCCACGTGGAACAGTTGAAACAACGCAAGATCAAATGGATACATCTATTGCATCTGTTAGTGCTGATACAGACAGCGAAACAACTGTAGAAAATATTATTGCTCAGAACCTACAGACAGCTCAAGAACAAGTTGCGGCCAAACAAGAAGAGACTGGCGAGTATGGATCTGAAAATGCAATTATAGCTGTTATGGGATTTTTACCAGGATTCAATGCTTATAGAGCAGTAGACATGCCGCAAAAAGAATTGTGGTATGAGCCAAAAAGCATTTATACTAATAATACACTATCAGACAATAATGCTGCATTTTATGGTTTAGCAGGACAAAGTATAAAAACTTTAACTGATTTAAAGAAATTGCAGCCAACACTATAGGAGATTTTATGGATTGGTTTCAAAATAAAACAACGCAGATAATTGCTTTGGTTGGTATCGTAGGAACACTTGCTGGTTTTGGATATACAGGCGCAGAGTATGTGAATAGGTTAGAAAACCTAGAAGCCAAGATTGGCGGCATAAGCGAAGCGGAAGATGAAATGAAAATTATTGAAGAGCGCTTTGCATCTATAGAAACATCAGTACAGTTCTTAGAAAAAGAAATAGATAGTATTGAAGTGCCAGATGTTACTGAAATTAAAACAGATGTGGCTACCATCAAAGCTGATTTACAAAGCCTTGAAAAAGATCTTAACAAACTAGAAAACAAAAACAGCAACCCTCTTAACGGATAATGCAACAGATACTTGTTGGCATTATTTTGGTCCTTGGTTTTGCTACCTACTATTTTTATAGCCAAAACCAAATACTTCAAACTAATAACGCAGTTTTAGAAGGTGCGGTAGCTACACAAGAAGAAGCAATAAAGTCTATTCAAGCAGACTTTGAATTACAAACACAACAACTTCAAGATCTTAGTATCAAAAGCCAGGTCGCACAAAGAGAACTGAGTAGATATACACAGTTTATACAAAACTATGAGTTAGCATCTAAAATACTTGCTGACCCAGTTGAAATGGAAAGGAAAATAAATAATGGTACAAAACACATTATGGAAAACATCGAGCAAATCAGTAGCACTATTGATGGTCTTGATAGTGGCTTGCAGTTGCAGCCTACTTCCAACTAAACAAATACAAGTAACGGCTAAACCTATTGAGCGCAAGATAGTTCAACCTATCATGCCTAGAGAAATTAATCTAAAAGAATTACAGTGGATAGCTGTTACACCCGATAACTGGGAAGAGCAACTTGCTAGAATAGAAAAACAAGAAGGAGAGTTAGTATTTCTTGCTATGACCATACCTGATTACGAAGTTATGTCTTATAACATGCAAGAAATTAAACGCTATATTACTGAATTAAAAGACGTTGTCGTATATTATAGAAAAGTAACAACTAAAGATAATGAGTAAAAAACTAGAACCATATGTATACAAAGCAACCATTGAAAGAGTGGTTGATGGCGATACCATTGATGTTACCCTTGACTTAGGATTTGATGTCCGTTTGCATAAACAACGCTGCAGGTTGGCAGGCATAGACACACCTGAGTCAAGGACCCGAAATTTAGCAGAAAAAGCACTCGGCAAAAAAGCGTCAACAAGATTATCAGAATTATGCGTAGGTTCATTCTTAATACAATCGCTAGGTAAAGGTAAATATGGCAGAATACTTGCAATTCCTTTTACAGAAGATGGTCAAGATGTTTGCCAAATGCTTGTTCAAGAAGGACACGCAGTTGAATACTGGGGTGGAACCAAAAAAGCAAAAGTCAGAGATGACGGAACATGGGGAGAATAATATGAATATTTCAGATGACGGATTTAACATTATAAAAAAATTTGAAGGTTGCGAATTAGAGGCTTACAAATGTGCAGCAGGAGTTTGGACCATAGGCTATGGTCATACTAAAGACGTGCAAGAAGGCGATAAATGGACTGAAGAAAAATCAGAGTTTATGTTATGGCGCGAGCTAGAAGATGAGTATGAACATTATGTTAACAGCCTGGTAACAGTTCCTCTAAACCAATGTCAGTTTGATGCTTTGGTTTCTTGGGTGTATAACTTAGGGCCAAACAATCTTAAAAGCAGTTCAATGCTTAGAGTTTTAAACGAAGGCAAATACGATGAAGTGCCTGCGCAAATGAAGAGATGGAACAAAGCAAGCGGCAAAGTTTTGGCTGGTCTTACAAGAAGAAGAGAAGCAGAAGGGTTAATGTTTGAAGGTGAGCCTTGGGATCATATATAGAATGGCTTTACAAAAAACATTATTTAAACCAGGCGTAAACAGAGAAGGAACTGATTATAGTAATGAAGGCGGTTGGTTTGATATTAATCTTGTAAGGTTTAGAAAAGGCTTACCAGAAAAATTTGGCGGTTGGGTAAAAAACAATCTAAATACTTTTTTAGGAACTTGCAGGGCTCTGCATTCTTGGGTTTCTCTAGGCGGAACAAAATTCTTAGGCCTTGGAACAACTTTTAAATACTATATAGAAGAAGGATCTACCTTTAATGATATTACCCCAATTAGATTAACCACTAGCGCAGGAGACGTAACCTTTGCCAAGGTTGGAACTGGTGATGCAACAATTACTGTGGCTGATACAGCTCATGGAGCTGTAGCAAATGACTTTGTAACTTTCTCAGGTGCAGTGTCGCTTGGCGGTAATATTAATTCTGCGGTATTAAATCAAGAATATCAAATAGCAACAATTGTAAATGCTAATTCGTATACAATTGAAGCCAAAAATACTAGCGGCGAGACAGTATTGGCTGCGGCTGGAGATAGCGGTAATGGTGGAGGATCAACCGTTGGCACCTATCAAGTAAATGTTGGTCTTGATGTTTATGTCCCTGGAACTGGTTGGGGTTTAAATGGATGGGGTGAAGGAGCTTTTGGATCAGTAACTGCTTTGTCTCCAAATAATCAGCTAAGACTTTGGACGCATGATAACTTTGGCGAAAACTTAATTATAAATGTTAGGGGTGGCGGTATCTACCAATGGACTGAAAACAACGGCGTTGGAACAAGAGCTGTTAACATGTCTGGAATAGCTGGCGCTAATTTAGTGCCTACGGTTGGCTTGCAAGTTATTACTTCAGAAATTGACAGGCATTTAATTGTTTTAGGCTCTGATCCAATCAACGATGCAGGCTCGGCTAGAACAGGAACTGTTGATCCTATGTTAATTGCTTTCTCAGATCAAGAAAATAACTTAGACTTTGAGCCAAAAATTACAAATACTGCTGGCTCTTTGAGACTATCTTCTGGATCTTCAATAATCGGAGCTGTTAAATCAAGGCAAGAAATATTGGTTTGGACTGATACTGCTGTATATAGTATGCAGTTTGTTGGACCGCCTTTTACATTCTCAGTTAACTTAATTAATGAAGGAACAGGCTTGGTAGGGCCAAAAGCAGCAACGACAGCCACTTCTGCTGTTTACTGGATGGGTTACAACAACTTTTACGCTTACAACGGTAGTGTACAAACGCTGCCTTGCAGCGTTCATAATTACGTATTTAACGATATTAATCTTATTCAATCGTTTAAAATTAACGCTTTTACAATTGCTGATAAGAATGAGGTGGGTTGGTTCTATTGTTCTGCTTCAAGCAACGAAGTAGACAGGTACGTTATTTACAATTATGCAGAACAAACTTGGGTGTATGGCCAACTTAGCAGAACAGCTTGGTTAGACGCTGGTATAGAAAACTACCCTAGAGCTGTAAGCAGCGGGTATCTGTATCAACAAGAAATTGGCTTTGACGATGACGGCTCGCCGATGACGAATGTGTTTATTGAAAGCTCTGATTTTGATATAGGTGATGGCGAGCAGTTTACTTTTATTAGAAGAATTATTCCCGACTTTAAGTTTATTCAAGACACCAGCGAAAATGGTTCGGTCAATATTGTTGTTAAAACAAGAAACTTCCCTGGGGATTCTTTAACAACCAATTCTACTAGCTCTATACAATCTAGCACTCAGCAAGCATATGTTAGAGGCCGAGCAAGGCAAATGGTCTTGAGGTTTGAGTCAGATGATGATGCTGCAAACAACGGTAATTTAGGAATAGGCTGGAGACTGGGCGCAACAAGAATAGATATAAGAACTGACGGAAGAAGATGAGCAAGCTACTTCCAACTCAGCTCCCGCAAGCGCAAGGAGAAAGCGTTGCTTCCGCTACTTTTAATAGACTTATAAGAATTTTAGAGATAAACTTAGGAGCAGTAGACCCTGATAATACTTTGCAATTATCAACTACGCAACGTGACAAGTTAAATTTTAATCTTGGCACGCTAATCTTTAATACAACAACCCAAGTGTTGCAAGTATTTAACGGGACTGAGTTTATTGATTTAATGGAT